GGAAGTGTAGTGGATATTACTGATGGACTTTACTTCAGTAATTTCTCGGATCCTACTTCTATTACTGCGGGAACAGGACTTTATCTTCACTCTGAAAAGAATGGAACAATAACTTCAAGTTCAGCATTAGTTGATCCATACACTGGTGATACTTTTGTTATGGAAGATGGTTCTCTTCAAGCGGCTAGTGCGACTCAATTAGCAACTCCAAGTAATTCATTTATTTTTGGGTTTAATATTGTGCCTAAAGGATTAAATGGTAATACTAATACTGCGGTGATTCAATCATACTTAGGACCTGTTGGAAAACAACCTATGGCTGCTGAATCAATTGCAACTACTAATTTACCTGATGACTTGGGACTGGCTATTATGATTGGAACTAAAAACAATACAACTCAAGGAGCCACTATTTGGGTTGATTATGTTAAAATGATAAGTTCTAGAAGCTTCGGTAGTTCAACTACTAAGTAATAACAATTAACCAAGGTAGGGTGTAAAAGCCCTACCTTTTATAGGAGATAAAGATATGAGCATACAAGGCCCGATAAGTTCGTTTGCGATTACGGCGGCTGGTTCAGGTCAAACTGCATTTGCTGGTCCCGCTAGAATTTTAGGTGTTTATTATATGAACACTGAAGCTCAAGGCACAATCACGTTATATGATGATACAACTGAAGTTTTAAAAATTCAAATACCTGATGGATCCACTACGGAAATATCAAATTATATAGAATTACCAGGCGACGGCATTAAATGTAATACCAGTCTAAAGTATACTTTTACAACAGTATCATACGGAACACTTCTTTTCCAAGAAGGATAATGCGTAAGCTAATGTTTAGCTTGGCTATCATTAGCGCACTTAATATGTATGGATGTAATGTATATTCTGGTATGTCTATGAAACCCCATAAAACAAGTGTAACCACAACCTATGGACAGGATGAAGTGGACAAGGCCAATGACAGCAAGGATCAGACAAAGAATTCAATGGAGATAACCGTGAAGCAGGAGTTTTTATGGAGAGAATGATAATTGGAATTATTGCTTCAGCCCTCATTGGACTTGGAGCGTGGAACTTGAACCAGACGTTTAATCTCTCTATTGAAATAGAGAGTGTCAAGGGAAAGATTGATGTTTTGGAAAAAAGCATCAAGCAACTGGGCAAGAAGAAAAATAAAAAAGGTGGCTCCATTATACAGCAGAGCAACTAATGGAAACGATATTACTAGTATACACCATCTGGATCATAGGTGGAATCATCGTTAATACAGCAGGTTTGTAATGACCAATGGCAGAGTTGATATATCGGATAAAACGGCGATCAGCATGCCTATGCGCAACCTTTTGGCCATATTGTCGGCCACAGCAGTTGGCGTCTGGGCGTTTTTTGGGATTCAGGCCAGGCTGAATACGCTCGAAACTCGAAATACATTGATGGAAGCGGATCTCATTGAAAATACGGCATTTAGAATTGGATGGCCAAGGGGGGAAATGGGCTCATTGCCCGCAGATTCTGAACAATTCATGCTTTTGGAATACCAGGACGGAATGATAGTTAAATTGCAAAAACAAGTTGAGGCAATGATGCACAACGCCGTCAACATAAAAAGGCTTCAGCAGGACATGCAGGAAGCACGTGAGAATATAGAAAAGCTGAAGGACAAGCTAAGGGAGGCTAACGGTGGTTGAAATTGTTATAGCATTGCTCATGTATATTGGGGTGGATCTCAAGGAGCACGTACCCTATGACACGATTGGAGACTGCCTGAAGGCAAAGAGACTAAGTGAAAGAAGTTCGGGGCCGGACGGTCCCAGACTGGAATGCCGTCCCGTCACGGCTAAGACAGAAATATGGAAAGAAGACGGAAAAAAACACATTCTCAAAATTATTGAGGACTAACTATAAGGAAAACTAATGACTATAGGAAAAATTAAATGGTTTAATCCAGCCAAAGGATATGGATTTATTGAACAAGAAGGCAAGGATGTCTTTTTGCATGTATCGGCTTTGGAAAAAGCGGGTATTGATACATTAACAGAAGGAGAAGAGATAGAATTCGAGATAGGAGAGAACAAGGGAAAAGAAAACGCCATTAATGTCAGGAAAATTGGAAATTAGTGACTGGAATATTCACTCGTTCATCATACTTTACACCCATCAAAAAAAGGACTAGTATAGGAAGATCCCCTAGGTCGAAGCCGAAGAATAAACACAAGCGGAGATCCTGGAAAAAATATAATCGCCAAGGAGGCTAATATGGCACAAGGATATAAAGCTCGTAAAGACGAGTCTGTTGCGGAGAGGATTAAAAAACCTCGTACTAAAAAACAACTAAAAGCAAGCGCCGATGAATCATACGGAAAGCATGGCAAAGGCACTGGCAAAGGCGTTATCAATAAAAGAGGTGGAGGTATCGCTAAAAGAGGAATAGGTATTGCTGCTAAAGCTAAAGGAGGCGTAGTTAAACGTCAAGCAGGTGGTCTAGGCAGAAGAAATTTATTAGAGGAAGTAGGACGAATTGATGCAGAGCGCATGAACCCTAATCGAAGAGCCGAGAAGTCAAGAGTTATAGGAGAACTCAACAGAGGCTACAAGAAAGGCGGAGTAGCTAAGAAATCTAAAGGTGGATCCATAGGCGCTGCAAAGCGTGGCGGTGGCGCAATTAAGAAATAATTAATGCCTACTTATGCCTCTACAGCGAGTTTCGACTTAGCAATAGATGATATTGTTGAAGAAGCTTTTGAACGTTGCGGTTTACAAGATCGTACAGGTTACGAGATAAAAACCGCACGACGTTCATTAAATATTATTTTTGCTGACTGGGCCAACAGGGGATTAAACTTATGGACAATTCAAAAACAAGAAAAAACAATTACATCGGCAAGCGCCAACCCTTTGACGGGAACTGATTTATATGGTTTAGACGCCAATGCTTCCCAACAAATTATTGACATTACCAATGTCGTTATGAGACAAGTTTCGGGGAGCGATAATAATGATTATGAGTGCACACGTATAGGAAGAGATGTTTATTGGGGTTACACTGTTAAATCCACGTCAAGCAGGCCAACTCAGTTTTATTTTGAAAGAACCATCAACCCTTCTTTATATTTATATCCCGTTCCTGATACTACTTATACCTTAATTTATTATGCGTTAGTTCGCATGTTTGATGCGGGAGACTATACGAATAATGCACAAATTCCATTTCGGTTTATTCCGTGCATGACGGCAGCGCTAGCTTATTACATAGCGATGAAATATGCCCCTGACAGGATTCAATTATTAAAACAAATTTATGAAGAAGAATTTAAACGGGCGGCGGATACGGACAGAGAAACAGCTAATTTTCATTTTACACCCCAATACAATTATTTAAATTAGGAAATTATGGCTAGATACGCATCAGGAAAATTTGCATTACGGATATCAGACCGATCTGGGTTGGCTTTCCCCTATAATGAAATGGTTAAGGAATGGACAGGATCCTGGGTTCATTACAGTGAATATGAACCTAAGCAGCCTCAATTAGATCCCAGATACCATCCCACCGATCCTCAGTCACTACAACACGCAAAGCCTCAAATTGCTAACGCTACCGTTTATGTAGGTTATACGAATGTACGTAAGGCTAATGGTGACTCAGTAGCGAGTGGTGTGTATGATGGAGTGGGAGATGGAACTACAGTTAATGGTTTCCAAACATTAGAAGAAGCGGTCACTCTCTACTATGCCAATGGAGTTGCTTATGCAGGGTTCGTTAGAAGCATGCAACCACTAAGTGTTCAACGACCTAGTCAGCCCACAAGGTTGCATAGCTGGGTAGGAAATGTTACGGTGACCACGACATGACCGATTATTCTGATTTATTGACAAACGTAAGAAATTACACGGAGACATCCAGTGATGTACTCTCGGATGCTGTCATTAATACATTCATCGTCAATGTGGAAAATAAACTTTTTAAGGAAGTGGATCTCAGTTATTACCGTAAATATGACACGGCTAATTTAACCGTAGATAACGCTTTTCTTTCCCTTCCAGGAGACTGGAGGGCTACTCGATATCTTCAAATAGTTGATGTCAATCTCGGAGGTGGTGTAAGAACAACCTTGCTACAGAAGGATATTTCCTTTATGACAGAGTATTGGCCTGATAGAACAGTAACAGGTACTCCTAAGTACTATGCTGATTGGGATCAAGACACGCATTATGTTGCGCCAACACCAAGTTCCAACATAGCTGTTGAACTTGCATATTTAAGGATGCCTGATAAATTATCATCATCCAACACCTCCACGTGGATCAGTCAAAACGCTCCCAACGTGCTGTTATATGGTTGTATATTAGAAGGACTTGGATACTTGAAAGGTCCGACAGATATGATACAACTATATGATAAAAAATATAATCAGTCTGTACANNATCTTGCCACATATGAGATGGGGCGTGACCGTAGAGACGAATATAGAGACGGTGTCATTCGTGTCCCTCTCGAATCAAGGAACCCTTAAAGGAGGTTATTATGGCTATAGTACAAGCTGTTTGTAACAGTTTTAAAGTGGAGATCCTGAAAGCATTGCATGATTTTACAGCAACGACAGGGAACACTTTTAAATTAGCGCTTTACGATAGTGAAGCAACATTAGGTAAAGCATCTACCGTTTACACCACACCCGACGAGGTAGGTGCATCAGGCACTTATTCCGCAGGTGGTGGAGCATTAACATCGGTGACTCCCGTGTTATCAACTGATACGGCTGTGTGTGATTTTTCACCCGATCTTTCATTCACAAGTGCGACTATTTCTGCACAAGCTGCCGTGATTTATAACAGTTCTACAGTAACTGGTTTAACAACCAATGCGGCTGTTTGTGTTTTAGATTTTGGTGGAGTTAAAACTTCGACTTCAGGAACATTTACAATTACGTTCCCTGCGGCTGAAGCGACTGCTGCAATTTTAAGGATCGCATAGGAGAATAAATCATGGCCTCTCTACAAGGATGGGGCCGAGAGACTTGGGGCAGTGGCGCGTGGGGAGAGTACGCACCCGTTGCCGCGACAGGTGACGGCCTTACGTCGAACACTGCAACGCCCGCTTCTATTACGGGTGATTGCAACATTACGCTTACTGGCGTCTATGGTACGTCCACTACTGGCACGGCTGTTGGCACAGGACTAGCAATCGTTAATGCCACAGGCAATCCGCTCACTTCCAATACCAATGATGTAACGACTACCGCTAATGCGGATGTTAGCCCTACGGCTGCTGGTCTTACTTCCTCTTTAGGGGAAGAAAGCGTACATACTGCCTACCAAGAAGGATGGGGTCGAGGCTATAACCAAGCCACAGGAACAGAGATTGGTTGGGGGGATAATCTTTGGGGAACCTTAACAAGCTCATACGCTTTAACGGGAGCCAGTGCGACAACAAGTGCTGGTGACGCTGTTGCGAGTGCCGATGTTACTATTACAGTAACAGGACAAAGCGCAACAACTACCGTAGGAGATTTACTCGCTTTAGTCTTCCCGTCAGGGGTTCAGGCGACAACAAGTATTGGAACATACTCAATTACGGCTGATGCAACAATAACCATTGTTGCGGTTGCAGAACCTGAACTTGATGCGACTACGGGAGACGTAGCAATAGCTATCAGTCCAGGCGTCTATCCAACAGGAACAATATTAACAGGATCCTTGGGGTCATCTACCATTACGGGAGACTGTAATGTTACGCTGACAGCGGAGGGTATGACTTCCTCTCTAGGGGATGAGACGGTTACCACTGACGTCGATGTGGAGGCCGATGGTAATGCCTTAACTTCATCAGAAGGCGATGCAACGGGAACGGCGGATTTTGATATCACGGTCACTGGCCAAGCCATGACATCCAATATTGGGGATGCAGGACAGGAATCAAGTTACGCAGCTACAGGAAATTTATTAACTTCGAGCCCAGGAACCTTGAATATTAGTACGGATGTTGTCTTTACAGCAACTGGAGTTTCTGTTACAAGTAGTATAGGAACATTACGAGGTACCTTCTGGCAAGAAGTGGATGACTCGCAAACAGCCGTTTGGGTAGAAGTTGACAAGGCTGCATAAAATCATTAAAAAAAGGTAT